ACGTTTTCCTTGGCCACGATACTTCTTCCGTCCATGGGACGGTTTTGAATGTGATCCATCCCCTTGACGAGTCTTTTTTGGCTTGCTAGGGACAAAGCTTTGCCCGTTAAGTGACTTAGCCATCAGTAGCCGTCAGTTGAATCCAAGTTCTGATATTTAAGGGCTAGGCCAGTGAACAGACCATGCTGCGGATGGCTGATCATGTCGCGGCCATCAAGGAAGAACAGTTCTTCCAGCCACATGGTTCGAGAACGCATGGCAGGCAAATCAGACGCCCCCGGTTTGGAGGCGATCATCGGATCTGGGCGTTGCATCAGGAACCTGCAGTGATGGCAGCATTCAGAGGAGCCAAGTCTTCAGTCGTCCAGTAATCCTTGGCCACCATGATCTGCAGGTGCTCGACGTTGCGAGACACCGTGTCTTGCTCTTCAGTGGTGCGGCTGTCCTGGGCCATTAGATCGTTGATCAGATTCACGCTGTCCATGGCAGCGGAATAATGACCTGCAATCTCTTCAGCTGTTGGGGTGTCAGACATTTGACTTGAGCTGTTCCACTTCTGACTTTAGCTCCTGAATGGCTTTGACAAGCATTGGAACAAGCTTTCCGTACGAAGCCTCAAGGCGATCAGGATTTGAATCCATTACGAGGCCCAGGTAATCAGCGTCGGCCTCCTGTTGTGCAGATTGCAGCTCTTGCGCAATGAAACCTGCTTCATAGCTGCCATCCTTACTGTTGCCATCACGGGTCTGCCACTGGAACTTCACAGGGTTGAGCTTGCTAATGAAGTCCAATCCCTCTGGCAGTTCTTGCACATCAGTCTTATCGCGTGCATCAGAAAGGCTGCTAATTGTTTGGGTGTTACAACGCAGCGTAGAAATGCTGCTGCTACCAAGAGTGACTTCGCCTGAAGTGGTATTTGAACTTGGAGTTGCGCTCTTGCCAATAACAATCAGGTCGTGACCAGTACTGACATCTAAAGCTGCTCGCCAGCCAATAAATACATTGCTATGACCTGTAGTGATGTTTTCGGCTGCGTCAACACCAATTGCAACGTTGTAGTAGTTTGAAGTTGCACTATCGCCTTTTATAGCGTTATAACCAATGGCAACGTTTTGATAGCCAGTGTTGTAATATCCGGAATAGTCTCCAACGTAAGTGTTGGCCGAGTTTGTAGTATTGGTATAACCAGCGTAAGAGCCAACACAAACATTGTTACCACCGGTGGTGATGCTGTTAGCAGCAGATCTACCTAAAGCTGTGTTAGAGCTGCCAGTAGTCAAATCTGAGAGTGCATTAGTACCGATTGCTACGTTGTAACCACCGGTAGTAGCAAGCTCCATAGCGTCACTACCCATGGCGACGTTGCCGGCGCCAGTGGTAAGAGTAGGCATTGACTGCCTACCAACAGCAGTGTTGGAATTGCCAGTAGTTACTGAACCGCCAGAATTGTGACCTACAAAGGTATTTTCAATTGCTGTAGTTACTGCATCTCCAGTTTTCCAGCCTATAAATGTATTAGAAGAGCCGGTAGTAAGTAGTTTGCCAGCTTCATAGCCAATAGCTGTGTTGTTAGATCCAGTGCTGCTTCCACTCTGGCCTTGAAGAGCAAAATAACCAAAGGCTACGTTGTTAGAACCTGTTTGATAGCTAGCAGTAAATGTACCAACATAAGTATTTTCGCCATTAGTAGTTATCTTTTGTCCTGCACCATCTCCAATGCAAACATTGCCCTGCGCAGTCGTACACTCTTCAAGTGTGCTGTTGCCGATTGAAATAGTGCTACTAGCAGTTGTAGCCGTGTACAACGAATTTCTGCCTATAGCAGTGATTGAACTGCCTGTGGTAATAGCATTAGCAGCGTTATATCCAATAGCAGTGTTTTCACTTGTAGTAGCAGAGAGCCCAGCATTGTAACCAATATATGTGTTTTGATTGCCAGTAACGTTTGCTGCGCCAGCTTTGTAACCAGCGCAAGTGTTGTAACTTGCAGTTGTTTGAAGCTTCAAGGCTTCAGTGCCAATGACGGTGTTTCGAGCTCCGGTAGTAAGTGAGTAACCGGCTTGATAACCAACAACTGTATTTTCTTCATTACTATTACCGCTTGAACCATACACCGCTTGATAACCAACAACGGTGTTCTTGCTTCCAGTGACGTTAAACGTTAAAGCGTTATAGCCCAGCGCTGTATTGGTAGTACCAGTGGTATTCCTGAGGCCAGATTGGAAACCTAAGCCAACGTTGAACCCTCCAGTAGTAGTGGCTGTAAAACTGCCATAACCAACAGCAGTGTTACCACTAGCAGTGGTGTTATCTTTGAGGGCTTGATAACCAACACTTGTGTTATAGCTTCCTGTAGATGTGTTGCGAAGCGCGTCTCGACCAACGCCAACATTGTGCTCACCTGAAGTGATGCCGAAACCAGCCATATCGCCAATGCCGATATTGTAAGAGCTGGTAACTTTTCTTAAAGTATTTCTTCCAAGTCCAATGTTATATGAGGCGGTTGTGACGTCGTAGAGCGAAACAGTGCCAATACCAATGTTATAAGTACCGGTAGTAATACTATTACCTGTTTCATTACCAATACCAATGTTATAAGCACCAGAAGTGACTTTTTCTAAAGCTAGTGCTCCAAAAGCATTGTTGTAAGAACCGGCTACTTCATACAGCGCTTTATAGCCAAAAGCATTGTTATGCGCAGTGCCTGATTGGACATTATTAGCCATCGTTTCAGAGCCGAAGGCTGTATTTTTGCTACCCCAGTTTTTCCTAAGGGCGTAATATCCAACCGCAGTGTTGTCGGTTCCGGTATATGCTTGCCACAAAGCCTCATAACCCATACCAGTGTTTCTTGTACCACTGGAAATGTCCGTTAAGGCGTTGTAACCAACCGCAGTGTTGTAATTACCGGATGAGTTTTCTGAATCAAGTGCATTAGTACCCAGACCTAAGCTATATGTCTGGGAGGAGTTGTTGGACAAACCACCACCACCTGCAGCAGCAAGAGTGATCTTGCCAGTACTTGAGCTGTAAGTCAGTACAGAGCCATCGGCTGCGCCAGACTGAAGACCTGGAATACGCAGGCTTGTAATACTTGTATTGCCTAAGGTAATTTCGTTAGAAGCAGTGGCCGCACTGGCTTGAGCGTCATAACCAATGACAATGTTGTTGCCACCAGAAGTGATGGTTGAACCGGAGGAGTAACCTAAAGCTGTGTTTTGGCTACCCGTGGCGGCGGTAAGACTGTAATTACCTAGGCATGCAGTATATTCACCGGTTTGAATAGCGTCACCAGCATTAGTACCAATAGCGATATTTTGAGAGCCTGTTGTAACAGCAACTAAGGCTTCCTTGCCGATTGCGATGTTGCTATTTGGCGTCGTTGCATTCCTAAGAGCTTCATGACCAACAGCAACGTTTGAGCTACCTGTTGTTATTGAGCTACCAGCGACACCACCTAAAAGTGTGTTATTACTGCCTGTAGTGATTGCATCAGCCGTACTTTTACCAACGGCTACGTTTTGAGTGCCAGTGGTGTTTGACATTAAAGCGTCTAAACCAACCGCAACGTTATTGGCCCCCGTGGTATTCCAGTACATGCTGTTATAACCAACAGCAACGTTATTACTGGCGGTAGTGCTGTTGTACAGACTCAAGCCGCCAAGGGCTGTGTTGTACGCGCCAGTGGTGGTACCGCGAAGAGTTTCCCACCCTAAAGTTGTGTTGCCATTAGCAGTAGTGTTGTTTAATAGAGAATTTTTACCGACTGCAGTATTGTGGGCTCCTGTGGTGTTGGCTTTGAGAGCACTAAAGCCAACCGCAACGTTATTTGTTCCAGTTGTGTTATCTAGAGCAGCTTGATAACCAATAGCCGTGTTGTTATCGGCAGTATTTGATTCAAGAGTTCTTTGCCCAACAGCTACGTTGTTGCTGTTAGTGGTGCCTAGAACACCAGCACCTGTCCCAAGATAAGTATTGTTGGAGCCGGTAGTATTGTTTGCACCAGCCTCCTTACCTATGGCAACATTTTGGTTGCCAGTAGTTGTGTCTTCTAAAGCAGTCCAGCCAACGGCTGTATTGTTATAACTAGTGCCAAATTTGATAGCTCTATAACCTACAGCTGTGTTGTAGTTAAACCCAGCAGTTGTTGTTGTGCCGGTATAAAGTGCTTGATACCCAACAGCTACGTTTCCATCGCCAGTCGTGTTGCTGTAAAGGGCTTGTCTGCCTACTGCAACGCTATAGCTAGCGGTTGTATTAGAGAATAGAGCCTCGTGACCAACAACAGCATTTCCGGCACCAGTCGTATTCGTCTGCATTGCTGCATTGCCGACTGCAGTGTTGTGGCTAGCAGTTGTGCTGAAATAAAGAGCAGCGCGGCCAACAGCAGTATTCAACCCGCCAGTAGTGTTGGTAGCTAACGCATTGCCACAAGCTACGTTATCGGCACCAGTTGTGTTGGACCCAAGCGCCGAAACACCAATAGCAGTGTTGTGCGTACCACTTGTAGTTTCTTTAAGGGCTTCATAACCAACAGCAGTGTTGTTGCCGCCTGTGCTGTTTCCAGCATTGCCAAACATTGTGAAAGCACCAATCGCAGTATTGGAGGCTCCATTGTTGTTATAGGCAGCGCCATAACCTATGTTGGTTGTATTACTTGCTGTTGTTGTGGAATAACCAGCATACGCTCCTAGCGAAGTATTTTGGCCTCCAGTAGTAACGCCTAGACCGGCTTGGTTGCCTACTGCAGTGTTATATCCTCCAGTCGTGCAATTAGTAAGAGCAAGTGCTCCAGCTGCCGTGTTCTGAACGCCGCTGACAGAAGCATCTAGCGCCGCACTACCAAAAGCAGTGTTGTTATTTCCAG